GCAGAGGGTCTACGCCAGGCTATCGTAGAGGGCTCTGTGGCTGCGGCCAAGGTCCTCTTCCTTGTGAACCCCAACGGGGTGACCAAGCAGAAGACGGTCTCGGATGCCCCCAACGGCGCAGTCCGTACTGGTAAGCGTGATGACGTGACTGTCCTTCAAATGGACAAGTTCAACGACTTCAATACCGCCCAGCAGACCTTCAATAGCGTCAAGGCTGACCTCGAAGCCTCGTTCCTCATGTCGTCCACTCGTGACGCTGAACGTGTTACCGCCGAAGAGATTCGTCTTCACGCGGCTGAGCTTGAGTCTGCCCTCGGTGGCGTGTACTCACTCCTCTCACAGGAGTTCCAGCTCCCACTCGTTAATCGCCTCATCTTCCAAATGATTAAGAAGGGCCGGCTCAAGCCATTGCCCAAGGGCATCGTGAAGCCCACCATCGTGACGGGCCTAGATGGCCTCTCGCGTGGCTCCGACCTCCAACGCCTCGATATGTTCATCTCTCCGACGATCCTAAACGATCCGAAGGTTATTGCCCAGTACGTGAACATTGGCGACCACTACGCCCGCCGGGCCACGGCGCTCGGGATCGACAAGAAGGGCCTCATCAAGAGCGACGATGAGGTCAAGCAAGCCCAGCAGCAAGAACAGCAGCAGGCTGCCATTCAAACCATCGCTCCGCACGCCATCAAGGCAGCGGCCGATGTCGCTAAAGCAAACCCCCAAGGACTAGCACCTAATGCCTCGCAAGGCCAAGATGCCGGAGCCGCCTAAGTCGTCTAATGACGATCCCACGGCGACAACTCCAGCTCCCGTTGCCGAAAATCTAGAAGCTCCCTTGGTTACCACTCCGGTGGTACCTAAGGTGGCTCCCAAAGCGCCTCACGTTGATGTGATCGCGCCCCGTCGCGTGACCCTCCCTAATGGAATTGTTCGGGAGGACTACTAAGTCATGGGTGAAGTTACTAAAGTTGATATTGCCCCACCGGTCCCTGCCGGTCTCCCCAATGCTGAGGCGCTCAAAGAGCAGGCCCGCACTGGTGTGACCCAGGTGTCATCGGGCAATGGTGAGCGCCCCACTTGGCTCCCTGAGAAGTTCAAGTCCCCTGAGGACCTGGCCAAGGCTTACTCCGAGTTGGAGAAGAAGCAGGGCTCGGCTAAGCAAGCCCCAGAGGCTAACAAGGCCCCTGAAGGCAAGCCCGCTGGTGAACCCGTTAAGGGCACTGAAGGCTTGAAGCTCCCTGAGGTCACCCCAGAGCAGAAGACCGCTGAAGCGGCTGTCACTGGTGCTGGCCTCAAGATGGACGAGCTCAACGCTGAGTTTCAGAAGAACGGTTCCCTCTCTGAGGAGAACCTCAAGAAGCTCGAAGGCGTCGGCATCACCAAGCAGATGGTGGACATCTACATCGAAGGCCAGAAGGCCATTCAGGATGCCCGGCTCAACGACCTCCACTCGGTCGCTGGTAGCGCCGACAAGTTCGCTGAGATGCACCGGTGGTCCGCTGAGAATCTCTCAGACACCGAGAAGGTGACCCTCAACAGGGTCATCGAATCGGGCGACCATGCGGCCATCAAGCTGGCCTTCCAAGGCATCCACGGCAAGTGGTCTGCGGCGGGACAGAATGAGCCCGGCAGGCAGCTCGAAGGTAGTCGTGCGGGGGCCAATGAGGCCCAGGGCTACGCTCATCGAGATGAGATTCTCGCTGATATGAAGACCGCTAAGTACAAGAGTTCACAGGCTGAGCGCGACCGCGTTCTGGCCAAAATTAAGGCCTCGGCCAAGGGAGTCTGGTAATGGATTACATTCTGAATCATTGGAACGACATGCTGGCCGTTGTTGGTGGCACTGTCGCCCTGGCCTCGCTCATCGTGAAGCTTACGCCCTCACAGGCTGACGACGCGATTCTCGGCAAGATCGTTGGGGTTCTGAACCACTTCAGCGTCTTCAACCCGAACCAGCCTAAGTAAACCGTATGTGGACCGCCATCCTGGGTATCCTCAACGGGTTCTTGGCGGTCGCTGACAAGCTCCTCTCTTCCTGGCAGGTCTCGCAAGAGCGCCAGGCAGGGAGGAACGAGGTCGAACTTGAAAACGCTGAGAAGTCCCTCACTGACATGGAGAAGGCGAATGAAATTGATTCTCGCCCTCCCGTTACTAATCGCACTGAGCTTCTCAAGCGGCTGCGCGGCCAATCGGGTGACCCCAAGTAACTCTTGGGTGGAGCCTATCCATCTACATCAAGAGACCATCGACTGGCTAGCGCAGCACGCCGATGAGTGGCCTCCAGAGCTGGTAGATGACTTGAACGCGATTGATAAGCACAACCAGAAGTGCCGAGAGATTCTCGGTAAGCAGTAATCATAGGCAGGCTACGACCTAAAGCGTAGCACCAAAGATAGTCGTGATGCCCCGGTGTGGGTACCTCAGTTGGCTGAGGCTGGAGAACCAGCACGGCATTGTTATTAAGTCCGGTCTTACGGCAGCGCCAGAGAGCAAAGCCGCTATCATTCGTGGTAGCTACGATCCGGCATTTCTCGGCTCACTTGAGAGAGCCCCCACTCCCTAGATACCGGCTTCCTTCCGGTTGGGCTGCGGTCGCCTAAAGAACCGTGGGTTGGGACTCACAAGGAACCAAGTGATCCTTTCTAACGAGGAACCTTGCGGAGGCGCATACCGGTAATCCGGGATTGGCCTCTGTAAGGTACTTCTATTCAACCAGTAAACTGAGGTGACGGATGCGACGAAAGTACGCCACCGACACTGAAGCGAAAGCGGCCGACAAGATTCTCCAACGGGAGCGGTACCGGCGGTACTGCGCTCGTCACACTGAGTACGCGGCTAAGCGCCGTGCCGCAGACCCCAGAGGGTGCCTGTGGCGCTCTGCTAGGTGGCGGGCGAAGAAGGCCGGCATCCCCTTTGATATTGAAGTTTCTGACATAGTTATCCCAGAAGTGTGCCCTGTTCTGGGGGTACCCATGAGAAGGAACAACAGTGGGAACCGGGTCACAAACCCAGAGTCTCCAACGTTGGATCGTCTCATCCCTTCTCGGGGTTATGTAAAGGGTAACATCGCTGTTATCTCTCATAGAGCTAATGCAATTAAAAGCGACGCGTGTACCTCAGAAGTCATGCGTGTAGCAAGTTGGATGGCCATGAACGTACCTGAGTAAATCTTAGGTACAGCCGCGCTAAATTATTATTTGGCGGCTCCGCGCTCTTTGAAGCGCGACAACAGATTCTCTTACACACGAATACGGTACGTGACCCTTTGTGTCTGCTTGCGAGCAGAACCAAATGGACAATCGCTGTCTCCGCTGTGCGGGTGTGAAGGTCTGAGAGTAATCTCTCAACTTCATATCAAGGTTTTTAATTTATGGCGAACGCTACGCCAACTCGTTTCGGCAGCATCAATTCTGGTGATGACGGAACTTTCGCGAATGACTATGCTCTGTTCCTCAAGGTCTGGGCTGGCGAAGTCCTCTCGGCCTTCGAAGAGCTCAACATCACGATGCCCCTGCATCGCGTCCTCACGATCCCCACTGGCAAGACCGCGCAGTTCATTGCGACCGGTAAGGCCACTGCGGGCTATCACGCTGTCGGTACCCAGCTCCTCGGTACTAACGACATCTACGCCAACGAAGTGACCATCAACGTTGACCGTCCGCTCCTGGCTGACGTGTTCATCGCTAACTTCGATGAGATTATCTCGCAGTACGATGCCAAGTCCGAGTTCTCGAAGCAGCTCGCCCGCTCGATTGCGGTCAAGTTCGACAAGCACGTCCTCCAGAAGATCGTCCTCACGGCTCGCGCCAGCGCGAACGTCTCGGGCGGCAATGGTGGTACGGCTCTGACGGACGCGTCCATCGAGACCGATGGCGAGGCTCTGTACAACATGCTCTTCGACGCCCAGCAGGCGATGGATGAGAAGGACGTTCCGAGCGACGAGCGTTATTGCGCTCTGAAGCCGGCTCAGTTCAAGCTCCTCGGCCGCTACACCAAGATCCACAATGGTGACTGGGGTGGCACTGGAACGATCGCTGATGGCGATGTCGGCAAGATTGCTGGCTTCCAGATGCTCAAGACCAATCACCTCCCGACCACGAACATCTCGGTCGAGTCGCCCGCTCCTCACAACACCTACCACGCTGACTTCAGCAACACCCTCGGTGTCTGCTGGCAGAAGGCTGCGGTTGGTACCGTGAAGGTCCGCGATATGGCGATGGAATCGGAATACGACGTTAGCCGCCAGGGCACGCTCCTGGTCGCCAAGATCGTCTGCGGTCACGGTTCGCTGCGCCCCGAGTGCGCGGTTGAGATGAAGAAGGCCTAATCCAATGGGTGAAGGTAACGGAATCTCGACCCTCTCTGAGGGCATCTCTCTCCTGAGTGGTGACCCCTATTCGGTCACCCCCGCCGCCGTTCAGGTCCCCGTGCCCCGTCTGGGTCGCGGCTGGGCCTACGTCACGGTGGTCACTGCGGCTCACGCTTCGGATACCACCACGGTGGCCATCCACGGTAAGCTGAATGCCAGTGACTCGTATCGCGCTCTCAAGCAGTCGGACCAGTCCACTGCGGCCTCGGTTGCCCAGTCGGGTGGCGCGGCTGTGAGCACGATGTTCACCTGCCAGCTCATGCCCTACATGAAGGTTGTCCTCTCGGGCACCTCGACCTCTGGTGCGAGCACCAAGGTGTGGCTTGAGGCGGTTGGCCAGGCTAGCCGTTCGGACGCTTAGTCTCTCGATATCGACTACGTGAAATCTATATGGCGCTGGAGGTTCTCTTAACTGAGGACTCCAGCGCCATTTTTTCATTTCTATACACATAGGACCCTATGCCATCACTCGAAACCCCCCTCACTGAGCTCGACTCGGTGAACATCATGCTGGGCGCGATTGGTGAGGCTCCTGTCTCTACTCTCAACGCGGGCGACCTTGAAGAGGTCTCCATCGCTCAGTCCATCCTCAAGGACACCTCCCACGCCATTCAAGAGATTGGCTGGCAGTTCAACACGGAGCGCGACTACCCCTTGGTCCCAGACGTTAATGGTGCGATCACTCTCGCCGCTAACATCGTTCGGGTTGACCAGGATACCGACGCAGACTCTGGTGACTACGACCTCATTCAACGGGGCACCCAACTTTACGACCGTAAGAACCACACAGCGGTCTTCACGGCCACTATCAAGGCCGAGGTAGTTTTTCTCCTCCCCTTCAGTTCCCTTCCGCCCATCGCTCGTCGCTACATCACCCTCAAAGCTGCCCGCATCTTCCAGGCTCGCCACATCGGTTCTGACACGCTCCATGCGTTCACCGAAGAGGACGAGCGGGATGCCAAGATGGCCTTTGAAGAGGCTGAGGGCGAGAACACCGATGGTTCCATCTTTGACAACTACACGGTCTACCGGTCCCTGGATCGGCAAGCCTAGAGGTACGTCTCTCTATGCCGCTGCTCAGTTCCCCGGTTCCAAGCCTTGTTAACGGTGTCTCTCAGCAAGCAGCTACCTTGCGCCTCGCCTCCGAGCTTGAGGCCCAAGAGAATGCATACTCATCCATCGTTGAGGGGCTCGGTAAGCGCAGCCCCACGAAGCACATCAAGAAGCTCCATTCAGGTGATGTGAGTGATGCCCACTTCCATCTCATCAACCGTAGTGCCACTGAGCAGTACCAGGTCGTCATCTCAAACGGCGACTTGAAGGTCTTCGACTTAGCTACCGGCTCTGAGAAGTCAGTGCTCTTCCCCCAAGGGAAGGCCTACCTCAATACCTCGTCTAGTCCCAAGCTGGCCATGCGTGCCCTTTCGGTGGCTGACTACACGTACATTGTGAACTCCGAAGTGGAGACGGCGATGTCCGGTGAGCTCTCGCCCTCAAACCTTGGCAAGGCCTTGGTCTCAGTTAAGCAGGGGCAGTACGGCACCAACTATCGAATCAGACTTGATGGAGTGGTGGCTACAGAGTTCACCACCTCAGCGTCCGCTTTAGCCCAAATCCAGACCGACTACATCGCTCAAGCCCTCATCACGAATCTTGGGTCCAACACCAGTACCAGTGTAACCACGGCTAACTGGCACGAAGGTTACACTGTAATCAACAATAAGATATACAACCACATCCTCTCCCAGTCTGGTGCGTTTGATAACTACTCGTGGCACCGAGGGGACACTATCCTCTTGTCCGGGGGTACCGGCATTACGCCCGGAACCTACGGCATCACTGGAAAGATTGATGGTGGGTCCATTGTTCTTGAAACCTCCCCCTCGGGCGGTGCGGACCTCAGTAATAACGACATTACCTCAGCGGTAACCCCACTCGTAGGTGACTACACGTTCACCCGTAGTGGCTCTTCAATCCTCATCGAGAAGACCAACGGTACGGCACTCGACGTTTCCGTTGAAGACTCCTACGGTAACCAAGCGATCAAGGTCGCTACGGATACCGTCCAGAGATTCACGGACCTCCCTGTGGTTGCCCCTGCGGGCTTCACCACAAAGGTGACCGGTGACTCCTCCGCGTCTGAAGACGACTACTACGTCACCTTCGTCCCCCTCGAAGCCAGCCAAACGTTCGGCAACGGTAACTGGGTGGAGACCATCGGGTCCTCTGTCGAGACCACCTTCGACCTCTCAACGATGCCCCATGTGCTCATCCGAGAGCCAGACGGCTCCTTCTCATTTGAGGAGGCTGCCTGGGTAGGCCGCACGGTTGGTGATACCGACTCGTGTCCAGACCCCAGCTTCATTGGTCACACGATCCAAGACATCTTCTTCTATAGGAACCGCCTTGGGGTGCTCTCTCAAGAGAACGTCATCACGACGGTCTCAGGTGGCTTCTTCAAGTTCTTCCGTGAGTCCGTCGCGTCGATCCTCGATAGTGACCCCATCGATCAGGCCGCGACGCAGGCACAGGTAGCTATCTTGAAGCGGGCTCTCCCGTTCCACGAAGAGCTCCTTCTGTTTGCTGATAAGTCCCAGCTTGTGATGACCTCCACAGGTCTCTTGACCCCGACGACGGCCACCATCAACCAGGCTACTGACTACCAGTCGGACCTCACGGCCCGCCCGGTGGGTGCTGGTGACAACATCTACTTCGCGTTCCCCCGGGGTGCCTTCTCAGGCGTCCGGGAGTACTTCGTCCAGAACCAGACCAACACCAAGGGTGCGTCTGATGTCACTGGGCACGTTCCTAAGTACATCGACGGGACCATCACCCAGCTAGCGGTAAGCACCAGCGAGGACCTTGTGGTGGCTTTGAGTGATGGGCTGCCCAACGGTCTCTACATCTACAAGTACTACTGGGCGAACGACCAGAAGCTCCAATCGAGCTGGTCTAAGTACACCTTCGAGTCCTCCTGCCAGGTCCTCACAGCTGACTTCATCAACTCCACGCTCTACCTCGTGATCCAGCGGAGTGATGGATACCATCTTGAGACCCAGGAGTTCCAAGCTGGTCAAGTGGACACTGACTCCACCTTTGTAACCCTCCTTGATCGTAGGCTCGATGAGAGCCAAGTCACGAGTAGCTACAACGCCTCGACCCATTTGACCTCTTGGGTTCTCCCCTACACCATCACAGGGACCATGCGGGTCACCGTGAGGGCTGGGGATAACGCCTTTCCTGAGGGGGCAAACATCACTCTCTCTTCTCAGAGTGGTTCCACCATTCAAGCCTCCGGTGACTTCACGGGCACCAAGGTCTTCATTGGTCAGGTCTACCGTGGTATCATGGAATTGTCTCCACCGGTCCTACGAGAACAGAGCCCCAACGGTGGGCAGACTGCTATCCTCGAAGGCCACTACGGGATCAGGAACCTCACGGTCTCCTACAACGATACGGCCTACTTCGAGATGCACGTCGCACTCCCTGGTCGTGACACCAAGGTGAAGGTCTTCTCAAGCCTCACCCTAGGTAGTGATGCAGCAGGCGAGGTGGCCCTCAAGGCCGGCAAGCAGCGAACTCTCGTTGGTAGCGAAGCCTCCCGAGTCTCGGTCTCCCTCATCAGTGACTCCCACCTCCCGTGCCACTTCAGTGCTGCATCTTGGGAAGGCTCGTTCACCCAGAGAAGCCAAAGGGCGTAAATGCCAACCGTCCGCCCAGCCACCGAGCAAGACGCCTTCAATCTCGCCCCTCGCCTCCGTAAGGCCGATGTGGAAGAGATTGAAGCCCTCTTGCCCTCAGCCCCCCTTGATGTGCTCCTTGAGTCCATCCGAGAGGGCACTGAGACCTACTCGGTAGTGGCTGATGACGGTTCCACCATCATCGCAATGTTCGGCATCCACCACTTCCCAGGGCTCAATGAGCTTGAGGCGGCGGTGTGGATGCTGGCTGCGGATGACTTGGTGAGCATCAAGGCTGCCTTCTTCAGGGGGACCATTCCGTACCTGAGGAAGTTCCACCAACGATACCCGCTCCTGTGGAATATCGTCGATTGCCGAAATAGCGTTCACATCAACTGGTTGAAGCGGTTCGGGTTCGTGGCCATCAAGAGGCATGAAGGCCTCGGACGCAAACAACTCCCCTTCATTGAGTTCGTTAGGATTGATACTTCACTATGTGTACCATCGCCGCTGCCGGCCTAGTCCTGGCCCTGGCCTCCACTGCTTACACGACCTACGACGCTGACCAGAAGACGAAAGCCCAGAACAACATTAACCAGAAGGCCGCTGATGAAGGTGCTGCTCTGGCTGAGGCCTCCTTCAAGCAACAGGCTGGGCAGGTTCGCCTTAGGGATCAGCAAGAGGCTAACGCAGCTTCTCAAGAGCAGGTCGCCAACACGAAGCGGGCCGCCGCTGCCCGAGCCACTGAGCGTGTCTCTGCTGGTGAGTCTGGAGCCTCAGGTGTCTCTGTAGACAACCTCATCTCCGACTTCTACCGGCAAGAGGCAGGCTACAAGGATGCGGTAACGCAGAACCTTGAGATGTCCCAGGCGCAGTCCACCCAGGACCTCCTCGGTCTCCGTGCTGGTGCCACTGATCGCGCTATCGCGTCTCGTCGCCCAATGCTGGAACGGCCGAGCTACCTCGCGGCAGGCATCCAGATGGCTGGCCAAGGTCTCGATACGTACAACCGCTACCGTTACACTTCCGCCACTCCAAGTGGTAGGGCCGCCTAAGGTAAATACCCCATGCCCACGCCACGAGAGCAGGTCAACCCGCTTCCGGGTCCACCTCAGCTCACCCCTCGGGCTACTCCGGTAGACACCTTCCACCGCCCTGATGAACAGCTCCTTCCGCAGGGGCCGTCTCAGATGCAGCAGCTTGCGACTGCACTCGGCCACCTTGCCCCGTCTCTCTTTGCGACGGCTGACATTCAACACGCTGAGGAAACCCAGAAGCAGCTCTCCGAGGGTGAGCAAGCTATCCTTGCGGATAAACGCCTTCAGAACCGCAAGGCCCTCCGTGAGGCTGTGGCCAATGGCACAATCCCCGCTGCCCGTAATCCGTGGTTCATGCAAGGCATGCGCCAGCAGGTCTACCGCATTGAGGGAGAACGATTTGACCAAGGGCTCCGCACCGCCTACGCCCAGTCGGGCTCTCGTAACCAAGATGACATCTCAGACTTCGTTGGGGGCTACACCCAGGAGTACCTGAAGAACCTCGGGGGTGACTCTAATGACCCTGAGATGGCCCGCATCTTCACCCCGATGGTGGAGCGCAGCCAGGCCAACCTTCTCAGTGCTCACCGCACCGAGCGTGACCAAGCAATCCAAGCGACCGTTGAGCAGAACACTGATACCGAAATTGGTCTCATCCTAGACAACATGGATGAGAGTGGCGGCTCCCCGGAGTTCTACGCCAAGACCATCCACGGGATGGTGAATGACCAGTATCAGAACGGTCTCGATGGCACCCGGTCCAACCAGATCATGGCGGCGGCAATCGCCCGCAAGGCCGGGGAGAAGCTCGATACGAGCTACCTCGACCTCATGGATAAGATCCCCGCAGGCCCCGATGGTAAGAGCACTCTTGCCCAGATTGGTTTCGTAAAGGACCTTCGTCGCAAGACTGAGGAATCCATTTACCACCAACTTGAAGAGCAAACGCGTGTGAACGCGAAGCTCGCCAAGGACCAGAAGGACGCGGCCAAGACGAAGGGTCTCAGTGACGGCTTCAATGCCATCATTCAGAACCCCTTGGCTGACATCCGCCCGATCCTCAAGGACCTGGCTGAGGCCGACCCCGAAGCAGCCGAAAAGCTCTATGGGTGGCGCCAGAGCCACATCAATGACGCCAACAAGGATGTCATTGAAGACCCCGATAAGGTGGTCTCCCTCACGGGTAAGGTCTTCGCCGGTAACGGTGACCTCGGTGAAGTCCTGGACGCACAGCGCCACGGGTCCATCTCCCTCAGCACCGCTACCAAGCTGGCTGAGAACATTGACCGCTCGAAAGAGTTTCGGTCTACCCTACGCGACCCCACCATACAAGAGCTCCACAAGAACCTCGGTATGGTCATCAAGGGGTCCGATACGGACTTCAAGAATACCGATGCGATCAACGCTGGTCGGGCTCAGAATGCCTTCCTTGAGGGCATGACGAACTTCAAGCGGGACAATCCTAAGGCCTCCGACCTCGACATCATAAAGCACGGCCGAGCCCTCCAGAAGGAACTCATCGACACGTACGCTAATGGCGCCGCGATTGATGCGGGCAATGCTATCGAGATTACTTCCAAGAATGTCCTCATTGCAGACCCCTCCAGTGTGGATTGGGAGCGTAAGGCCATCTTTAAGCCAGACGAGATTCGTAAGGCTGTTGAAGAGTATAATGCGACTCGCGGCACCAGTGGTGTCCTGGTCAGTGCAGCCAACCACGTTGGTGTACCTGTTGCTGACTTCTATAAGGCCCAAGTGCGCCTCTCCAGCACTCCTAAGCCCAAACCTAATAAGTAAGGTCCACCTTCCATGCCCCCACCCGATGTGACTTCTACTCCGACGCCACCGGCTGGGGGTGATGATGGATTCGTTCCTCTGCCGATGCCTGATGAGTTAGAGCCTAAGGGAGCAGAGGAGTCGGACGCTTCAGCCTGGGGTAACCAAGGTACCACTGAGGACAACCCCAACGCAGACCTAGGCCAACCGGATACCCAGGATTGGGTTCTCAAGTCCGCCAAGGAAGTCGTTCCAGCCCTCGCTAAGGGTGCCATCCGTGGCGTAAAGGAAATGGGGAAGCTTGGTGTTGAGGGCCTCGGGGCCGCCTTCATGCACAACAAGAAGGGCCGTGAGTTAGCCGCTCAAGGTGTTAACCCTACGGAGGACCTCAAGGGCGCCATTTCCTCCATCCCTGAGCCCACTGCCCCGACCACCGTCGCCGGCAACATGGCTCAGGGTGTTAGCCAGTTCACGGTCGGAATGATCGGTGCTGGGAAGTTTACCAAGGCCTTCAGTCTACTTCAGAAGGGCTCGAAGCTCATCACTGGTACCCGCATCGCCCTTGAGGGCGGGGCCGCCCAGTCGGTTGCCTTCGACCCCACCGAGGACCGCCTCTCTAACCTCGTAGTCTCCCTCTCAGAAAACCATTCGTCACTCGCAAACCCCATCTCGGAGTACCTCGCGGCTAAGC